GGACAATTTGATCTAGGAAGTTTTCTAGAGAGTGGTGTCGGTGCCGTCCAAAGAAAATTAATTGATTCTATTGTATCTAATGCAAACAAAGCATTGGGTACTAGCGTGACCACAAACCAAGCGTTAGGAGCAACCACAGGCACGGTTGTCAACCCAAACGTGGAGATGATGTACGAAGCTCCAGAAATGAGAACATTCTCATTGAGTTTCAAGATGTTTGCATCTAGTCCAGAAGAATCTATTGAAATTAGAAAAATCTGTAATACATTTAAGAAAAATATGCTGCCAGAATTTGGTGGTCAGTTCATTAAAATTCCAAACATCGTGAAGGTCACCTTCATGACTGGTGGTTCTGCCAACCAATGGGTGTCGCAGTTTAAACCATGTGCTATCAGCAACGTTAGTGTGAACTACACACCAGACGGATCATGGGCTTCATACGGAGGGATAACAACAAAAGGACAATCAGTCGCTGGTGCTCCAGTTGCTACCACTCTCACCATACAGTTTAAAGAGTTGAAGATGTTGTTCCAAAATGATATCACACTAGAAGGAGCAAGTTACTAATGTATTTCAATCTAATTCCTAACATACAATACGATAAAAAGCCTATTGATTATCCTTTCACTGGGTCCGACTTCGTAACTGCAAAGAACTTCTTCAGGAGATATCAAATCAATCCTGACATCTTTAATTACTCTGTATACTACAAGAAATATTCTGTTGAAGATGGAGAAACCCCAGCGACTATTGCTAACGCAACTTACGATAGTCCATTCTATGATTGGGTTGTTGTTCTAACTAACAATCTTATCAACCCATTGTTTGAGTGGCCTAGATCTTCTCATGCTATCCAGAAATACTCTGAAAAGAAATACGATAATGCATACGCCCCACTGTATTATGAAACTGATGAAGTAAAAACTAGTCAGTATTTACTGGGTGATGCTACAAACAGGAGAGTATATAATGTTGCTCTAGAATCTGGTATTAAAGTAGACGAAGATTTCTACAACACACCATTCACATACTGGGATGGAACACAATCTATAACTGTTCCTGGTTCTTCAATCTCCCATCCAGTGAGTGGTTACGAGCATGAGACTAGAGAAAATGATAACCGTAGAGAAATTTACTTACTGAAAACTAATTATCTACAGAAGTTTGTACTTGAGTTTAAGAACTACAATAACTATAAGAAGTCGTCAGACTTCATCTCCAAGAGATTAAAAAAGACAGGAGTCTGACGACCCCTGTCTTCGTGTGATCATTCTTCAGCGAGTCGCTGGAAGTATGAGAGTGCATCATCGTCATCATCAGATGATGCGGAAGGAGTGGAAGACATTGCTGTGATGTCGGGATCGTTGAACCCTCCAGCAGTGTTGTAAGGAACGGGGTCCTGTTCCTCTTCCTCTTGTGCCTGTGCTACAGGGCGCGGGGTCGAAAGACCAAGCACAGCATTCAGACGGTTCTCAATAGCATCATACTCTTTGAACTCTCCAGCGGCAGTTAAAGCCTCCAGACTGTATGCTTGCTTCCAGATTGCCTCCATCTCGTCATCATCAGGAGACAGTGCAGCAGGAGCAGTGAACTCGGACGCATCGTAGTTCCAGTAACCAGCGACGGTACGAATCTTCAGCTTGAAGTTAGCACCTTCCCAAAAATCAAATACATTTACAGGAGTTTCGTCTTGGAATTCAGGTTGCATGGCAGCGATGATCTTGTCATGGATCTTCTTGCCATACTTATAAAGGAAGACTTTTCCTTCATTTTCAGGGTGCTTGGGGTCACTCACAACGAGGATGTTGGAGTAGTATTCAAGCTTGCGCTTCTGCTTACGCGCAATTTCTTTATCGCTCTCAACACCACTGTTCCACAGCTTATTGTTGTGGGCACAGACAGGACACTGGTCGCCTTTGGTGGTGAGGCAGTTCTCGATCAACCAACCGCCAGGACCTTGGAAGGCGTGGCGATACAGTTTTGCCCAGGGGAGGGTCTCACCCTCGGGTGCGGGAAGGAAACGGATGACTGCGTAACCGTTCCCCGAAGCGTCAAGTTCGGGCTTCCAGAGACGTTCGTCGGCACCACCTGAAGTAGTGCTGGACTTGGTGAGTTCCTTCTGGAGGAAGTCAAAGTTAGTCTGGGACTTGCGCTTAAGATCTGCAAAAGACATAGGATTGTTCGGATAGTTTGGATGTGGTTTGTGTGACCCCGCGATCACCAACGAATTATAACACAGGCAGAAGGAGGGGTCAAGACCCTTCTGCCTCTAGGTGACGCTTCATCATCTGGACCTTGCTGATCAACTCATCAAAGACCACTGAAGCGTCTTCATTCTCGGTGGCACCATATATCATAGCAGCTTGCTTGATGCTGTCTGCCATCTCCTGTGCTTCTTCATCATCACTTAACTTAAGACGGAAGTAGAATACTTTCTGCTTCTCAATCATTTCTTCAAGAACATTGAAGTAATTCATTTGCTTTTCAGGAGACAGTGCAGGGAATGCCACCATTGATTTCATGCAATACTCTTGCATCTTTGCAAGTTCTTGTAGGTCTCCCTGGACCATCTCGGATCTGAAGAAGTCACTCATACCAACATTAATTTAGCTCTACTTGTTTTCTTGATGTAGTTAAGTTTCTGTGCGTCGTACTTTAACTTTTCTTTTAGAGGTTTGCTAATCAGTTTAGATACTGATTCGATCTCAATCTCATGTGTTTCACAGTAGTGAACAATCGCATCGATATAGTTCATCGAATTTTCGTATGCAATTTTCTCAACGTCCTGCGAAAATTTCGCAGTGGTCATAAATTTATCCTCCAGTTTTTCTAGCATGTTTCTCTTGATACTCCTTGATGTATGCTTGCAATGACAAAAGGTATTCCTTTTTAGGGGGCATAACTTTTACTTGAGTGTCACCATTTTCACAAGCAACAATCGTAACAAGTTTCTTTACAGACAATCCATATACTTCCTGCAGCATACATGCGTAGCCACATTCTTGCACATAATAGTCGTAAAGATATTGCTCCTTCTTTGGTGCTTCTGCTGTCTTAAAATCAATGATGGCTAGTTCTCCCTCATACTCTGCAATGCAGTCCACTCGTCCTGCAATTTGTAAAACATCAGAGTATAGTGCCGCCTCTTGTAGGTATACCCTATTTATACGATCAAGAATTTCACGGGAAGAATGGAACATCGTCCAAGGCAAGGGCATGTCCTTGTATTTTTCCGTATCAAGTTCATTGTTAAAGTAATCTTCAACAAGTTTGTGGTAGCGTGTACCTCTACCAGCAGCACGGTTAGACTTTGCTTGCGCTTTCTCTTTACCTACCCTCGCTCTCCACCTGGCAAGCCCTGCTTGCTTGGCGGAGTTGTTGCTGATCACAGTGGTGATTGACGGATACTTACCACCAGTAGGTGTGACATAGTATCTTTTACCATCAATGGTTACTGTTTCCATTTCAACTGGTGTCAATTCACCAACATGATCAAATATTTTCATTAGAATCCTAGGTTCATCTTACTAATCAGGTAGGACTTAACGAGTCCAGAGCGAACGATATCTTCGATACCATATTCAATCATCGAGAACTCTTTCATGTTCTCAAGGATCTTTTGGAAGTCAAGAATACCAGTGCGCTCTTGTACTTTCTGTAGATCAGACTGACGAGCATCACCACAGAACATGATCTTTGTGTCCTGACCACAGCGAGTCATGATTGAATCAAGCTCATGGAAGTTCAGGTTCTGACACTCATCAATGATAACAATAGAGTTATCAAGTGTGGTGCCACGGAGGAATGAGGTGGACCAGAAAGATACAGTTTCTTGTGCCTTCAGATTTTCATAGAGCATCTCGAAGGATGCATCATCAGGCATCTCGAACATGTACTTAACCATGTTCTTGTATGGAATCTGATAAAGAGATGCTTTATCTTCATGTGTACCAGGAAGGAATCCAATCTCTCTTGTAGCAACTAATGAGCGAACTACATATACTTTTTCGTATGGAGAATCTTCATTAAGGACATCACGGAGAGCAAGGTACAAAGCAACAAACGTTTTACCTGTACCTGCAGCACCATAAGCGAAAATGTTTTGACCCTTACCATACTCATCAAACATAACACGTTGGTTATCTGTAAGAGGTTCTACTGGAAGTAGATAGGATGAATTGATAGGCTTCTTTCTTTTCATCTGCTTCACGGACATGCCGTTGATATCAGGTTGATTACGCTTTCTTGCTCTTGGCATAGTTTACCACTCAATAGTTGAACCAGGGACTTTGGATGCACGGGTCATGATGTCGTTCCATCCAGGATGAGTTTTACTCATTTTATGTTTCCACTCACCTACTTCTTGGGCGGAAGCACATCCTGCTTGCCAGTCTTTATCCCATTCGGGATTTTCTTCTCGCCACTTTGAATACTCGGTCATGGACATGGAGAGTTCTTTTTTCTCTCCAGTGGACTTATTTATTACTGGATAGGTCGGCATCTTCTTTCTCCTTTTTATTGAATCCAAATGGTCCTGTAAGTTTTTCTTCTAGTGCCACCTTCAAAGCAACACCACCAATCGCTTCCATAACTTTCAGAATGTCTTCTGGTTTAGCGTCTTGCCCAAGTTCAGTGGCAACGTAGCGATACTTCGGCCAGAAGTTTTCTCCTGCCTTTTCATAATCTTCAAGTGTAAGTAGTTTCATAACCATTCAAGTGCTTCAGATACTGTAGGGAATTGCTCGACAAAGATATCTTTGCAAGCGTTAGCGATGTCCATATGTTCCTTCTGGGTTCCGTTTGCAGAACGCAGGGAAATATAATGGATCCACGAACGGCATGAGCCGCTCATGTATAGTCTGGTTGGTACGGCGAGGGGAAGTACAAAACGAGCACACTCTTTTGCAATATCTGCATCAAGCATTTCTTTATAGAGTTTCATCCCCTTTTCAAAATGTTTTTGCATCTTGATCTGAAACTCTTGCTTCGTGAAAGGATCGATGTCATCAATAGAGTTCTGTCGATTCTTTGTGTCTTGACGACGTAGATCTGGTAGAGGAATTTCGTCTGCCAACATAGAACTGTCAGCATAACGCTGGGAAAACTCTTGATATGTGAAGCTACGGTGCCTCAAAATTTGAGCCGCCAGTCCTCTGGTAGTCTCGATCTCAAGCGTCATGAATGCCTGCTCAAAGACAGACCAATGTTGATGCTTGACACAATACTTAAGGAGTCCCGCTACCTTCGGGTTCTCCTGATTGTTCGGGTTGCTGACTCTCGCTACGTACCCCATCGTCTTCTCCGCCTCTGGGGTCACTGAAATCAGTCTTACGTTCGACATAACCAAAACCTTTTCTTTTATTTGTTTGTTTGATGAGTGCTTCTTTCAGCAACTCGTCTGCATATGCACCGACAAGATTATCAAGTCCTTTACCATTGCGGACGGCACTCTTAATTGCTTTCTTCAGAATACGGGATCGTTTCATGTGTGTATTATAACATATTTTTGTCAGTCTGTATACCCATCGTCATCATCACGACCACGATAGTAAATGTTTCCTTCTTCTTTCACGGTATATGATTCTGGATCAGAATAAATTTCAGACTCCAATGCATTCAGTAATGACTTCAAATTTCTATAGATTAGTTTAAGTTTGTCTCTATCCATAAAGCCTCCCTTTTATTATATATTAGCACAAAAAAGGAGGGGATCAACCCCTCCTGTTACTTGGTTCTACTTTAAGTAGTCCCTCGAAGTATTCGTGTAAGTGCATCCGATAGCAGGACCAGTATGTTACTCCTCTATATTTGAGTTGATAACAACTGGGCGGTCTGCTATCTTTATCCATGTCATCATAATGATAGACATAGTGTTCCATATCACTTCTGATATGTGTGACCGCGATAGCAGAAAGTACCATGTACTTCGTCAGCAACGCCATGCTTGCACTCAAACTTTACACCACGATAGGTGGTGTGCATGATTTGTGCATCATGAAGTGCGTTAGCCTTTTCGATCTGCTTTTTGATGAGAGTAAGTGTGTTCATTGTAGGTCTCCTAAAGGATGGGTGAGTTAACTCCCGTTCCTTCAGTCGTTTGCGTCCTTGCTATCAAAACAATGAGGATCTGTATGATTCATCCAATGGATGAGAAGATCAGATTTCTCAAAGGGGGTGAAAAGAGTTGTCTCTTCCATTCCTTGCTTCAACCATTCATAGTCTTCACAGCGAAGATAATTCTCCACTGGGACATGACTAAAAAAGATAAGTGCCAATGATAACATAGGATGAACGCTCCGTTCCGCGACTTACTTGCGTTCGCCATTCGAGAATAGCGAATGAACGATTGGTATAGTCTACCATAATATATAGGGAATGTCAACTGTATTATGTAATACAGTTTAAATTCTCTTAACATGGGTGACTCTGGGGTCAGAGCACCCCAGTGATTCAATTATATAGTCACATGCCAGACGTGGGCGAGCCGTTGTGCCACATGTGTAAACGTCCACTGCACAAGAACTATCCTCTGGCCAAGTATGAATACTAATGTGACTCTCCGACAACAGTGCTACTGCTGTGATTCCATGAGGTTCAAACTTATGGGTGATTAGATTGAGCAGGGTCATCTTACCTTCGACGACTGCCCGCTCAAGCATTTCAGATAGAAATTTTTCGTTGTTTAATTTCTCTGCATCACACCCATAAAGGTTTAACAAAAAGTGTTCGCCCATTATTTTTTCTTCCCATCTTTAGACTGATAGTCATATAATTTAGGATTGACTCTGCCCTCTGATTGAGTCATGTTTACAAAGTCGTGACGATACCTGTCCCAATACTCATCGAAGATGTCAACTCTCTTGGCACAGGTAACGATATCAAACTTATGAATGTCACCTTCAATATATTCTACAAGGTAAGCAGTGTATGGAAGAGATCTATCCTGTGCCAATTCTGGATCACAATCTTTAAATAGAACTTTGATTCCTTTCGCCATCAAGAACGACCGCCCCACTGAATAGCGGGGAATGCTTCTTCGACACACGCCCTGGTAATACGATACTTCTTATTCAATGCTTTGTCTTTAGCAAGGATAAGAATCTCGGCTTCCTCTTCTTGCAATCCTTCGAGCATCTGGATGAACAGGTTCTCCCGCTGCGACTGCTTCAGAGAACTGCTACCTCCCTTGAAGAAGAGATATAGTTTGCGATACTCTTTCTCCAGGAGAGTGTGCTCTGTGCCCGCAGGAGCGTCGTTAGCCTCGTAAGGAACCTTTCCCTCGGGAAGCAGTGACACTACGCTCTCATCGAAGTTAATGATCAATACAGAGCGAAGTGCGTTAGTATTATTCTCTTGCAGAATTTTGATCTTTTGTGCTTTGGTCTTTGCGTTACTCACTTTTTGGAGCACTTCACTAATTAACAGTTTCATTTTGTTTTGAATGGCGATGAACTACGAAAGAAGAAATCTTGCATCAGCTCATTTAACTGATGCTCTTTAAAATACTCTAACGGTACTTTCTTTCCAGAAATATTTAGGGAGTTATATTCATCGAGAATTTGTTGCTCGATCTCTTGAGGAACATAGTCGAAATCAATCAGACGTTGGTTCCTATGATAGTTCCTCATCTGCTCGGTGTCAAGACAGAACTGGTGAGGAGACTGATCAATCCACTTGGCAATCTTTTTTTGACTGATGGGCTTCTGTCGAACACCCTGAACAATACAGTCATCTGACGACAGGAAGTTAGGAATGCCATCAGATTTATCGCCACGCATTACATGCTCTTTGATGTACTTGTGTGGGTTGTCGTTTGTAACTGGTCGCTTGGTGATTGGATTGTATTGAGTGACACCAGGATACTTCTGTAGCTGAATAAAATCTTTATCCCCAGACAAGATTAAGATTCGATCCTTGGGTCCTTTGTTCTTACACAAGGTAGAGATGACATCATCTGCTTCTGCTCCATGTACCTCAACCACTTTGTATGGAAAGTATTCTTTGATCTCATCTCGAATCTTATTCAGAACCTCAAAGATACTACCCCAATCATGACCAGATTTTTGCCTATCTTTCTTGCGGTTTTGTTTGTAGTAAGGAAACACATCCTTACGCCAGTAATGTCTGCTGTCATAAGCGAGAACAACTTCACCATACTCTTCGGTGTATTGCTTCTCGTAAGATCGGAGACTGGTGAGGACCATATGCCTCACCAGTTTCTCGTCAAGTGTGTCCCGTTTAATTTGGGCCATCAGGTTACTAATCATAACCTGATTCATATCAATAATAATCATCCTCTTGTTCGTCCTCCTCGTCAACGAATCTCACTGATAAAAGTTCTTCATTAATAACCATACCTTCGTCGTCATACATCTCTGGATGATTGGGGAGGTTAGTTTTTGTTGTCATGTATGCATAAAGAAAATCATTTGCTGTCCATCCGATCAGTCCTCCAACAACCATGAACAAGAACATCAAAATCGTTGAAAAAGTAAGAATTACTGGTACTGACATGGCTTCTCTCCTGTTAGGTGGTGCTCTCCTCCCAGGTGATCTCCAATTTAAAGTGGAAAACCTTTTTGTGGAGAGCGAGTATCTTATTAATCTTAAGACCTTTTCTACGGGGTTCTTTCTTCGCCCTCCTACGAAGCATTAACTCTGTACCTTTATTTATTTCCAAATCAGAATTTATTGTCATGATTTGGAACTCACTAAACCTTTCTGAACAAAAAGTTTTGCAGTCTCTACCAGACCACCAGGAATAGGTTCACCATCAATGATAATGTATGGGTAACCATGAGCCAGTGGATACTTCTCCAGTAGTTGTGTCTTCGTCAGGTCTTTACCTACAACATAATGTTCGTAGTCAACTTTAGCACGACGAAATAACTCTTTTGCATGTAAACAATATTTGCATCCAGGGATGCTGTACATCACAATGTCCATGTCGTTTTGCATTTCTCATATAGTATAGCAGGTGACTCAACCAAAGTCAAGATTGAAAGACACAGAAATTCTATTCTCTTCACTTTCATTTATACCAACGTTGTGTGGAACATGTGCTGGGAAAAGAATCAGTGTCCCTTCTTCTGGAGGAAAAACAACACAGTTCACTCCAAGACAATAGTTATTCATCTCTAAAGGATCTCTCAAGATCAAGTCACCACTATTCTTTGGCGTTTTGATCCACAACACACCAGATAGTAATGATCCAGGATGAACATGAACATGATTAAAAGCACCAGGAGGATTGACATTGAACCATATGTTCCGCAAGAGTAGAGGAGATCCGCTGGCAAGAATATCATGCAGTTCTATCCCTTCAGTGTAAGTCTTGACGGCATCCTCAATATGTTTCCAAATCTTTTGTTGGAATGGTTCAAAGCTATCATCTTCCAATTCGGTATAGAAATTACCTCTGCTTTGATATCCACCAACATTACTGACAGACACCCCGTCATTTTCTAACTGATAATTTTCAGTCCACTCCACAAAATCATCCCGCCAATCAAATTCTTGTGCTTCTGATACCACTACCCTATTAGGAAATACAGTCAGCGTATCATTATTATAAGACATAAAAAAAGGGGTCCGAAGACCCCCAGTATATCACAGAGCATTGCCTCGTGGCAATACTTCTTCCAATTTCTCTACCAAAAGTTTAAGTTCTGATAAGGTGGCATCATTCTTTAGAGTGTTAGCTCTGTTGCTGATGACCCATACATTACCTTTGATGTATCCTTTGGAAGAATCAATACGATCTAATGATGGCGATTCCATAGGAGTGCCTAACAAAGGGCAGGTGTCTGGAATGATAATATCTTCTTTTGTGATATTAAACTCCAGACCCTTTTGCTTTGCCCGATACTTTGCCCGAGACCACATAGGTGAGCGAGCATCACGACCTGTCTTTTTGTTTGCTCTGTTATAGCATCCACAGGATACTGTTTGTCCAGGTTTCATAGATGATCTACGAACTGTTTTGATTGTTCCACAATCACACTGGACTTTACAATACCTATGGACTTTATCAGACCACTCATCAAGAACGGTAAGCATTCCTATCTTTTCCATAATTCTACCACACGATAGAATTATTTATATCATAACGCATTTCCACGAGGTAAAACTTCCTCTGGAAATACAAAGTTTTCGTGTGGTTGGTCTACTGGAGCCATCCAGGCACGGAGTCCTTCATTGAGGAGGATGTTTTTCGTATAGAAAGTTTCAAACTCTGGATCCTCTGCTGCTCTGATCTCTTGACTCACAAAATCGTATGCACGAAGGTTGAGTGCGAGTCCGATGATCCCGATAGAGGCAGTCCACAGACCCATAACAGGAACAAACAGCATGAAAAAATGCAACCAACGCTTATTGCTAAACGCAATACCGAAAATCTGCGACCAAAAACGATTAGCCGTAACCATTGAGTAAGTCTCTTCCTCTTGGGTGCTGTCAAAAGCTTTGAAAGTATTTGCTTGTTCACCATCTTGATACAAAGTATTCTCTACTGTAACACCATGAATAGCAGAAAGCAATGCACCACCCAGGATACCTGCCACTCCCATCATGTGGAAAGGATTCAACGTCCAGTTGTGGAATCCTTGGAGGAACAGCAGGAATCTAAAGATTGCTGCGACTCCAAAGGAGGGAGCGAAGAACCATGAGGACTGTCCAAGAGGGTAGATGAGGAATACACTAACAAAGACAGCGATAGGACCAGAAAAAGCAATGGCATTGTAAGGACGGATACCAACGAGACGTGAGATTTCAAACTGGCGAAGCATGAAACCTATAAGGGCAAAGCTTCCGTGGAGCGCCACAAAAGGCCAGAGTCCTCCCAGTTGGAGCCACCTGACAAAGCTGCCTTGAGATTCAGGACCCCAAAGTAGAAGAAGAGAATGACCCATAGCATCAGCAGGCGTTGACACAGCCGCTGTAAGGAAATTAGCACCCTCAAGATAACTACTTGCGAGTCCGTGGGTGTACCAGCTTGTAACAAACGTTGTGCCAGTAAGCCAACCACCAATTGCGAGATAAGCAGTGGGAAAAAGAAGTAATCCAGACCAACCCACAAAGACAAAGCGATCTCGTTTAAGCCAGTCATCAAGGACATCGAACCACCCCCTTTGCGGAATTTGTAGTGTGCTTGTCGTCATTTTTATTTACCTTTGAATCTTTTAACCAAAATAGTTGAGGCCATGTATCACGAATAATCTCTCTTAATTTTTCAGGAGTTTTGTCGTCGTACATAGAAAACAAAAGGGACCCGAAGGTCCCTTGAGAAGGTATTGAATCTAGTATCAACCGATAGCAGGTGCGGTGAGAGCAACAGGGGTGCTTTCAGCAGCAGCAAGGTCAAGAGGGAAGTTGTGAGCATTACGCTCGTGCATCACTTCCATGCCAAGACCAGCACGGTT